TTACTTTTGCGATTGTTGTTAAACACAAGTACTATCAGCGGATCCATCATTGTGGTTGGAGGTCTAGCTAGAGAGATCCGTCTGTATTTGAATAAGTTTCCGAAAGGTATTTCAATACATGATTGCAGTCCGCTATTGACTCCAAGCGACGTTATCCATCAGGTGGGTACCGCCCCTAGTTGTAGGTGCATTGTTCAGCAATGCCTGCGACGCCATTGGGGGGATTCTGTAGTATGGTTTGCCAATCACGTTTTGTATTATCTGTCGCCGGACGTGGTTTTCGATATGTGTCAGGCTTGCCGTACTCACACTGGTTTCGCTGTCTTGCACAGCGTTCAAAACTATTCAGATACCGGTAACCTTTGTTATGGACCTCGAGAAGAGGCTGTTTGGGAGAAGCGTCCAGGACGGATTCGCTTTAAGGCTACTGGGAATTTAGAATGGTATGAACATGGTAACATGGAATGGTTGAGGTCAGGCGTGTATGTCAGGAAGGGCTTGGGATTGCTTTCATATGGATCATTGTGTTGGCAAGTTGTTAGGACAGTCGGGAACACAGATTTGTATGAGTTCGTTAGTACCCCGTTGAAAATTGCACGACCTATCTCAGGTGATCTCATTCCATCTGTATGTTCCGCTGCCGCATCGTTTGTATACGCGATGAAAGCAGATTCAGCCAATACTAAGGATTCTTATAGTACTGTTCGACTTAGTATGACAAATTATTTGCGGCAACAAAAGGTTAGAGATTTGAATTTGGCAAAGTATGTTGATTTAGCACTTGGGGAGTATGTAAAATTGCTCGGGTCAGTGCCGTTATCTTTTGCCCAACCAAAGCCTTTAGCCCGTTGGAACAGATTGATGACATCCTTGGAAGCATCGTGGGTAGCTCGAACGGTGAGTTTTCCTCGGTTTACAATATCTTTAGTATTGTTGATGGCATGTTTGTTTTATTTCAAGCCAGGTTTAACTTTTTTGTTTATTCCTGCCTTTATTTTAGTGCTATTTACTTTCAAGAAGGAAATTGTACCAATGAATTGGATGGGAATTTGGTGGCCTTTAGAAGTGCTGTTATCCCTGTCTTTAATTGGATGTGTCATCAACTTTGTCGGTGAGTGGTTTTATGGAAATTGTTGGTTAGCCGTATTACATTTCGTCGTTCCCCCGCACGTCCATTTATTGTTAAATGGAGTGTTTTATTTGAACGATGAATGTTGTGA